AATGTTTTTTAAATATTAATTCGTCTAAAATTATTTTAGAACCTTGTCCTTGTCTCACACCAATCTCTGCAGTAAACAGATCATCAGTATTAAGTGTCTTGCAAGCTTCTTTTAGGATTTCGTATTCCGTACTATCACCTTGAATCATGGATAGTTTTTATAGTTTTTTTATATCGAAAGCAAGATTAAAAAACGCCTTCAAATTTACCGCCTTTAATAGCGGCACCCATACCCCTAACTACAGCTTCTCCACCCTGGTTGAAACTTTTTGTAAAAGTTATTTTACCACCTTTAGTAGTTCTATTTGAAAATTTGTTTTTTGATTTTCCGTAATTACCTTCTAGAGTTACATTACTTGAATCACCTACTTTAAAGTTCTTACCGTAAGTTAAATTTTTTGATTTAGTTTTTAATGAATTGTTACCATATGTTTGAGTATTTTTATTTTTGCTAATACCAAAATTACCATATTTTGAATAAATATCTAAACCAACACCTTTATCATCTATTTTTGTATTACCATCCTGTGAAGATTGTTTAATTATGTAAGGAGCAACATCAACTTTTTTTTTACCCATTATTTTACTCCTTGGAAATTTAATCCTCTAATGGCAGCTCCACCACCTCTAACTATATTTGATTTCTCAATTCTACCTAAGGCAGACATACCACCTGAATTTATAGACGCTCCGTGTTTAGCTTTTTTAGGAACACAGTTAGGAACTTTTCTTCCACCTTTAGATTTCATACCAATCATTTGATAACCACTCCAACAAGGACCTTTAGATTTTTTCATTTTGTACTCGCAATCTTGTTTTTGTTTACACCTTCTTTTATCACATAATGTTGGGTGCCGTTAGCCCCTGTATTAACTTCTTTTTTTAATAACTTAAAAAGGTTCATTTCTTTAAGCTTTTTTTGAGTTTGTTTTAAAAAACTTTCTATTACTTTAGAATCTCTCATAAATACTTTTAATTTTACCTAATGCTTTTAATTTTTTAAGGTCACCTTTAGTCAATGGTTTCACAGATTTAATATCTGGATATTGTCTTTTAGGTGTAAATAATTTTTTAATCCATTTCCACATTAGCTTTTACTTCCTCCAATGTACCCACCTATAACACCTATTAAACCTGTAACAGACATCTTCATAAGAACTATTATACTATCATCTATAGCTCTATTTTCTTTAACAGCTACCCAATAGTCACCAATAATAATAACTCCTAATAAAATTAAAACACCTGCTGTGATTAATAATATTACAATATCTTGAAAATTTTTAATCATTATTTTATTTCCTCTTAATTAAATCTGTTGCCTTAAGTCCATAGACGCTTGCTATGACACCCACAAAAATTGTTTGATACCAAAAAGGAAGGTTACCAAAATACTCGAAGAATAATTGCATCTTCTCCATATGCTCTGGATTGTCAGACCAGACTGCTATTCCTAAAAAAACGATAGGGAGTGACAGTAAAATTAAAATAAATTCGTCTTTCCAGTCTGAATCTCTAGAAGTTAGTAATTTACCTTGGTATTCTTTTTCACCTTTAGCCATTGCCAAAGCATGACGCTTCTCAGCATCAGACATTAACATTTTTGTTTCTTGTTTGTTCTTATAAATGTGTGAGCCCGCAGAAACGGCTAACTTAATTGCCGAAAACCACATGTTAGATCCAAGTAGCTTTTCTAGATTTAGATTTTAGCATTCTTTTAGTGCCTTTTACTTCAACTTCTTCACCTTTTGCAATGTAGTTGTAAGCACCATCAGCTGTAGTCTTAGATCTAGGGTCAATTTCAAGATTCATTTCATTTTCAGATGGAATCTCAACAATTTTACCACAAATATCATTAACATTATTATATTTTTTCATATTGTCTCCTTATTTATTTATTTTAGCCTTTTTTAAAAGATTTGTCATCAATTAATCGTTACCACTTCGCATTATAGATACTTTAGGTACTACGTTACCTTTATTTTTCATCATAGAGTCGACACTAGGTATAGTTTTGCTTAAAATAGTTTTTTCAATTGATGTATCAGCTCTTAAATTTGCTAATTCTTCATTTTGTTCAAGTTTATCTTCTTGATTTGACTGATTCATCATTGCTTTCATCTTATCTAGATCCATTCTAGCTTCATCATTCTTCTTTTTCTCTGCATTTTCAGCTGCTCTAATGTCTAACTCTCTTGCTCTTAGTTTAGCAATTGGATCATTATCAAATTCACCTGTAATTTTCTTTTCTTCTGCCATAAATTCTTCCATCATGTCAGCAATGAGTTGTGCTTTTCTAGCTTCAATTTTTTGAGTTATCTGTTGCATTTGCATTTGCATTTGTTGAGCCATTTGTGGATTCTGTTGACCCATTTGTTGAGCCTGCATTTGCATTTGCTGCATTTGTTGCATCTCATCTCTAAATTCTATCTCAACTTGTTCTTGTGACATTAAACTAATGTGTTCAAAAATATTTTTTTCTAAACTTGCCATTACCATTGGATTATTTCTTGCAATGTTTGTCGCCATAAAATTTAAATGCGCAGTAATATGTGATCTATGATCTTGATTAGGAAAAGCTTGAAACTGTGCTCCACCTAAAGCATCAATATGTTCTAATGCCGGATCTTTAGGCATAGGTTGTTGAGGTTTAACTAAAACAGCATCAATATTTTTTACACCTAATGCTTCATACATATTTCTATATGCAGAATACATGTTGTGCATTTGTGGATTAGATTGTGCCAGCTGCAATTCCGTTTGCGCTAGTGAAATACGCTGTGTTTGAGAAAAAATGTTAGGGTCAGCAACTGGCAATATATCTACTCGGTCATCAAAGTCAGATTGCATAATCATTCTTTGGCCCCCAACTACATCATACGGATATTCTTGTGGTAGATATAATTTGAATACTCTAGCCATAAGTCTGAATTCATTTTTTAAAGCTGAGTAAATTCTTTTATGTATTGCCGACATAGTTCTACTGCCTCTCTCTAAAAGAGCAACTGTTGTTCCTACTGCCGCTTGTTGATTTCCATCTCCAACTTGTAAATCAGCAATTGATGCAAATCTTTGACCTGCAGTAACTACGACTCCCATAAGCTGTAATAAAGTTTGACTCGGTTCTTTAAATGGTAACATCATAAATGAGTCTCTTAAGTTACCGCCTGGTGCATCTACATCTCTAAACTCACCGGGTTGAATTGATTGTGCATCATCTCTAATTCTAATACCACGCATTTTAAATCCAGCAGGTAAATTAGATAAAGTTCCTGCATCTAATAATTGTCTTAATGCAGAAGTTGCAGTACGAGATAATCCACCTATCATATGAATTAAACCAAAACCATAAAAACCTAAACCTGGTAAAAATTTAAAGTGTACAAAATATTGAATTTTATTTTTCTTAACATCTCCTATTTCGTAGTTTCTTTTAATAGAAAGAATCTCACGTGAGCTTTCTTCTAGAGTTATAAGATAAGGTACTTTAATACCTGTGGGCTCACCAGTCTCAGGATCCATATCTTCAAAACCTTCAAGATCTAAATCAATGTGACATTCTAATAATGTATAAACGTCTTCGTTTTGAGATTTAGAAGTTCCTTCTAATTCTCTTTCTTTTTTATCAATTTCTGATTCTTGGTCTGAAGGTTTTCCAATATCTATGTCTTTGTAAAAACCTGCAACTTGTTGTTTTCTTAAATCGTTTTCTGAAACTTTAACACGGTGAATAATTGCTTCTGCATCATCTAATGAAGTTGCAGTATAAGGTACAATTAAATCATCCGCAGGTACAAATTTTGATACCGCTCTTTGTTCCATATCATCATAATAAATTTTTTTAAATGTAGATCCTGAAAGTGGTAAATGAAATAACATAGAATCAAATTCAGGTTCATACTCTTTCATTTGATCCATAATTTGATAATTCATAAAATCTTTAACACGTGCTGCCTGTTGTGTTTTTTCCGGTGTAGATAAACCCATGACTTGAGTTCTAACCGGTCCATCAGCAGGTAATAATTCTTTGTAAGCTAATGATTGAAATTGTGTAACAGCTTCAGCGAGTACTGGGTGAGTTGCACCTGATGCACCTGAGAAAGGTTCTGTTCTATTATCGTATTTAAAACCTAATAAGTCTAAACCTTGCGTATAAGTTTTTTCCCAATCTTTTCTTGATGAGACATACTCTTGATATTTAGAAGATAAATCAGATGCTAGTTTTCCTAATACATCATCGGGTAAAAATTCTGCTAAGTTTGAATAATGTTCATCACCACCTTCTGGTGCTGCAGCTTGTGGATCTAAATCAATATCAACAGACCCGTCTTCGTTCTCTTCAATTTCTATACCTTCTGGAGATTGTTCTCGTTCTTCAATTTGTTCAACTAAAGTTTCTTTAACTTCTTCTTCACCAGGTATTTCAAATTCTTTTCTGACTTCGTTTGGAAGTGCTTTGTCTATATCGGCCATTTATTTTTTCTCCAGATTGTTTTATTGTTTTAACAGTATTATACGTAATATTCAAGCCCTGAGGCATGGGTCCGGCTTCAGGGGGTAATAAGTGTTTCCTTGGGTATTTATTCATTATTTTTTTCTAATTTTTTCTGGTACAGGAACACCTGCTTCTTCAAATATATCATCGGAAAGACCAGACATCTCATCAAGAACGCTACCTGTTTCAGGCCCGTCATTTCTAAGATAAGTAGTTCCCTCTTGATAATCAGGTTTGCTTTTAATAATTTTAGTTTTACCATTAGCTGTTTCTTGAAATATTTGTTCACCTGGTCTATAAGACATATAACTTTCTTCCGTTACAGGAGAACCATAATAATCCATATCCTCAGCAACTTTAACTCTTTGAATTTCAATTTGACCTGTTGCCATATCTTCTGTTAATTCAAGATCTTTATATTTTTTAACAGATTGTCTTTCTGTTAATGCTCCAAATTGAGTTATGTCATCTCCAAAAGTTTTAATTTTAGCAACTAAATTCCAGAAATGTGCTGGAGCAGCCTCTACTGTTTTTTGAATAACAGGTGCTGCGGATTCTGCAACTTTTGCTGCAGGTTTTATAAATTTACCTAAAACAGGAATTGATGCTAATCCGCCCATAACTTTCATGAAAGTTCTTCTATTCATTTTTGGATCTTTAGATCCGTCTTCAAAACCTAATCTCATTATACCACCATTAGCGGCCATGATACCAGAAAACGCTTCGGGATCACCTCTTCTATTTTGTTGTATGACTTCACTACGTTCTCTAGATAATAAATCATCTCTTTGTTCATCAGTTAAAGATTCTAATAATTCTTTTCTCTCTAACATATATTTACCACCTTGATAAATACCTTCACCTGCTAATGTTGCAATACCAATTGGAGACGCGACCCTTGCAGCACGCATTGCCATTTTCGGTGATAGACCTAAATTTAAAACTCTTTGTAATATTTTATTTTTTGTAAATGCTTCTGTTCCTTTAACAAGACCTGGTGCAAGAGCAGCTTCAGCTCCTGT